ATGAAACCCTGCACAAGCGATAGGAGAGAACTCCATAAGCGGAGATCCAAACGCCGTACCTACTATGTACTGGTGCATCTCAAAGCCATCTTTGTTATAGAAGTTAGCCATGTCCTTCCACTCCTTTAGCGTTCCCTTTGGCTCAAACAAGTGCATAAGTCCGGTAGTAGCTGTAGAAGGAGGGTTAAACTTAACTTCTGTTGCGGTCAGTTCTTGGTTACCCAGTACAAACGCATCGTGGTTATCGTCTGTCCAACCAAACTGTCTACGGGCGGCATCGGCTGTACTGTTAGCCTGTAGCTCATTAACCCATGTGGTAGTGTAATTCATTAGGTCATCCATCTTGGTTACAGCTACACCTTGCATTGCCATCTGCTTACGGAACTCTTCGCGGGATGTAACTGACGTTAAAGGTACAGTGAACTCACGTACGCCATCACGTGGTAGGTGTAGACGCATAACCACAGCCTCACCTATCTCTTCGTCTAGGATACGTTTCACTACGTACAAGTCGTTGTGGTATATAGGAGTCTCATCCATATCCCCATCTTCATTACGACTACGTATGTACACACCACCGTTCTGCCCTCGGAAGTATGGCTTAGGGTATTCAGGTATTGTATACACATTGGTTGGGCTGTTCGGTAAGTTTAGAGCCGGTGCTTCTACCACGTTGTCAGATGGCGCAGCGCGGAGTACTTTGTTACCTAGTGTGATGGGGGATTTAACCTTACCCCAGTTCGGGCAGTCACCACATACATCAGGATTGAACTCGTCGAAAGACGTACACAAGTATGGGCCTTTAATACCATCCATCTTAGCCGCAGTATCTTCTACGTTATACCCTTCGTGGTTCTTTGATATGTTACGTGCGGCAACCTCAGAGTCTGAACAGAACTTAGCAATAGATAATCCTGCACGCCACATAGGCTCGCTACAGTTCTCTTGGTCTTTCCATATAGTCCTCAACTGCTCACAGCCTTTACCATTCATGGTCTTAGCTATGATGTCTTTAAAAGATGCTTCGGTGTTACCCATCAGGGTCTGCATAACGGCATTCGCATTACCACTAGCACTCTTCGGTGGGAGTATCACGGGGCCGCCAACCATGTCTGAGAACTTATCAAAGTCTACAGGGTCAGGTGCGGATGCGGCGAAGTAGTCAACCTTACATGGTGGGTTTGTTTTGTGGTTACGTGTTTTAGGTACACGTAGTACCCTAGCTGCATCGGCAGTAACAGACGGATCTGCCAGTAGCCCATGTACAACACACTGTTTCTTGAGACGTTCTGCTACAGGCAACCATTCATCTAGAGTCACTGACTCAGTAAGGAACCAGTACGCGTGAACGCCTCTCCCTGAGTTGACTAGCATAGGTCTTGGTAGCTTCTGAGCTACGCAGAAATCGTTTAGTGCATCTAATGCTTCTGCTTGGTCGGGGTATTCTTTCCCGTCACCGCAGTCTAAGTCTAGGAAGAAAGACTTTAAGTGTTTCACATTGTCTACTTTTCGAGAGTTTGATTCTGTAAATGTACTTAGTGCAAAATACGAATCATATCCATCCTCGTCATACTTGTACGCCGCGCTAACTAGATCCCCTAGGGAATCGTAGAACTTCTGTACTCTGCGACCTTCCGCAGTGCGACTTGCAAATAAGCAGTAGTATCCTTCGTTCCCCAACGTCTTGCTTAGAAATACTTCTGTATTCATAACTTTTACCTAATTCCGAGAGTCGTCACAGCGGGGGCACCGAAGTGCCCTTTTCAGGTAATCAGCCCTAGCTGTGAGGATTAGTTTTAAATTGGGACTAAGTTACTAGTCGTCCCATTCATCGACGATTGATGCAAGGTCAGCATCATCTTTTGGTGCGGGAGCCGTTTTCTTTACTATCTTCTTAGGCTCAGAGACTTTTTCCTTTGGTTCGTCCTCAAAGATGTCATCACTTACTGCTTCTGCGGCAGCCTTAGGAACATCTTGCACTTCAAATGGGTTTTCGTCAACCTCTAATTCAAAGCCGTCAACAACATCGAACGGAGAAGCCGCAGATTGTGGGGCTTGATACTTGGTAACCTGTACTGCTTTAAGGCGTAGTGATACACCATTGTCACGCATGTTATAAGGTACAAACACAACTGCGATGTTACCAACACTACCAGTGGTGAGCTTAAAGTCTTCAGGAAGTTCTTTACTCTTGGCATCGTACTGCTTAGGTTTGGCGGTAGCATCTTTACCATACGCACCCTTGAGTACAGCTTTACCTACGTACTTACCATCATCATCCTTCTCGAACGGCATAGCTAACTTCTCAGGCCAAGACTTCTCTCTCTTTTCCGCGTAGGCAGTTGCCATAGCTTCGTACAAGGACTTGGCTTGGTCTTTGTCCATACGGAACTTAGTCTCATACTTAGCGCCATCTTCAAACACATCACATGGGATGCTCTTGTTCTCGGCGTTGTCGAATCGGTAGCACTGGTTTACACGTGGGTAAAGGATTTCTACGTTACTTATTAAATGGGTCATATCAATTTTCCTATAGTTTAATTTGCTTCAAATTCAAATCCAGATACTTCACCAAAGGGGGAAGTTACTACCGTTGGGGTATACTCATCATGCTGTATAGCCGCAACAGTGTCGGAGTCAGTAATCATATTATCTACTACCTCCAACTCTCCCTCGTTCAATGAACGCATAGGTTTGAAAAAGAGTTTGGGTATTGCACTTTCTTTATCTGTATATATTCGGGTAACAATGCCTGTAGTGTTCGAGCCACGTGCGGATAGAAACTTCACGTACTCTTGCAGGGGCATGTTGCCATTACTCCCTCTACCGTATATCGAAGTAGCGGGTATTTGTAGTCTATAAACTACACTTGGGTCTTCTGCAAGTGTCACAGCAAGTCTCTGTGAGAACCTACATGCTCTACCCCCAAAGGAACCTGAACCTCTAACATTCTGAGGGCAGTCCATACACCTGTGGGATTGCTTCTGGTCATCAGGTATGCCCGTAACGGGGCGCTGCGTATCACCTGACCAACAGAGTGGAGCCTTTGCTACATTAGGGTCATACGTCTCCGAGTAAAAGTACCGAGCAATGGGGGCAGCGTTCACAATAACTACATCAATATAATCTTTAGCTTGTGATGCTACGTCACCGTCTATGGTTCTAATCTCTCCACCACGTAGGGTGATCCGACGTTTCATTATACTTCGTCCGTATGTTCTACCCATCCTAAATCAACATCTTCCGGTGTATGTGCAGTGTCAGTCAGTGCCGCATCTAGTGCATCTAGATTAAAACGGTACGTACTACCTACCTTGATGTAGGTGTTGGCAGGGATCTCCCCTTTCCGCATCCACGAGCGTACAGTCGATACCGATATACTGAAGTACTTAGCAACTCCTTCAATTGGTACATATTTTGTTTCCATTATTTCTTCCTTACTGAGATTACATACTCTGAATTTACATTAAGACCTTTAGGTAACAAGTCTGGGTTCTCTTCTAAGAACTGCTTAACGTGTGTCTGGTTCAGTCGCTTATCAAACAACTCTAATGCTTCGTGCTCCATAACAAACTTATACATAGAGTCCCAATCATTAGTCCAGTACCTCGTCTTCGCAGATCGGTAGAACAACCCCGCTCCGGTCTTAACACTATCTACACCGTGTTCCTTGCAGTACTCAAGCAAAGCCTTCTTAACTTTGTCCTGCTGCTCCGACAGCTTCTTATCTTCTCCTTTAAATTTGGCCGATAACTCCGAACGCTTATCCTTTATCTTTAAATACACCTCCGTCAACTTCTCTGCATTACTCATCATAGTCTCCGTTCGTGGTGAGGGGTACACTTTATTAGCTATCCGTTAGCTAGTCAAGTATTTCTTTGTATAAATCAATCATCTTTGTGTGAATGTTTATTCTGTTATCTAACAGTTGGTAAACACGTTTCTCTGCGTGGCTACCTGCGAGTTGTACGATGGTACATTTCTGATCTTGTCCTGATCTATGTACCCGTGCGTTAGCCTGAGCGTATGTTTCCAGTGAGCTAGTCGGCCCCCACCACACTACTGTATTCGCCGCAGTTAGGGTTACCCCGTGTGCTGCTGACTGAGGCTGAATGACTAGCACCTGAGGGTCATCGTTCTCTTGGAACCGTTTAAATATCTCAGTCCGTTTTGATGCAGGTACGTCCCCCCGTATCACCTCGGTACTTATCTTATCTTTGCGTAGCTTCTCAGTTAGCATGTCGATAGTGTGCTTGAAGGGTACGAACACGAGTACCTTCTTACTAGATTCGGCGATCACCTCTTGTAGCACCTTGTATCTGTGCTTGATGTCGAACTCTACGGAATCCCCATCATCGGTGTACACTGCCCCCGCAGATATTTGTAGTAGCTTGTTCATATTAACTGCCGCATTGGCCGCTGTGATCTGCTCACCTGCCGCCTGCATGACCATCTTGTTCTTCAACTCTTTGTAGTACTTCTTTTGCTGCCTAGTAAGTTCCACCTCACGCCGTACATATATCATGGGGGGTAAGTCTAAACATTCTTCCTTTGTGAAACGTATTGCGGGTTGTAGTACTCTATGTACTGTATCCGTCGCGGTGTCCTTGGGTACCCATTTAAAGTTAGTAACCTTCTGCATAACTTGGTCGCGGAACGAACCCAAAAACCTCGGTACCTTGTTAGGGTTTACCAGCTTGGCTAGGCCATACGCATCGACGGGACTTTGTGCGGCGGGTGTACCTGTCATCATCCATAGCCACGTATTAGGCTTGACTAGTTTGTTGAGTACCTTCCATCGCTTGGTCTGAGGATTCTTGTAGTGAGTAGCCTCGTCAATGATGATTAGGTCAAACCCACCCTCCGCCACAGCCTCTTGCACTATCTCTACGCCATCGTAATTTATTATGACGAACTGCGCATCGCCCTCGATTATCTTTCGGCGCTTGTCTTTTGTCCCATACGCTACGTCAACCGGTCGGTGCATAGCAAAGGTGAAGAGGTCGTTGCGCCACGCTGCATCCATAATAGATAGTGGGCATATAACCAACACTCTGTTGATGATGCCTTTGTTGAGTAGGTAGTCCGCCGCCCATATAGCACTGGCTGTCTTACCCGTACCCTGCTCGTTA